TCCGGCAACATCCCGCCGGGCATCAAGATGTTCCGTGAAAACCGCATGCGCGTTCGCGCAGGAAAGGATAAGTAATGCCACTCGAAGTGATGCTTGATCTGGAGACGATGAGCACCAGCAGCAGTGCCGCCATCGTTTCAATCGGTGCGGTTAAGTTCGATCCGCACGGCAAGATAGGGGACCTTGGCGATCCCGCCAATGCGGAGTACAAGCCGTTCTACTGCACCGTCGAGCTGACAAGCTGCATCGATGCCGGGCTGCATGTGTCCGGTTCCACAATCGAGTGGTGGCTGAAGCAGGAGAACGACGCGCGTGCTGCGCTCAACAACGAGCCGCGCTACGCCATCGAGAAGGCGCTGGGGGAGTTCTGGATTTGGTTTGGTGGCGAGTCAATGCCGACGTGGGGCAACGGCGCTGACTTCGATTGCGTGATCCTGCACAATGCCTACAACAAGCTGCACGGCGTGGCCCCATTCAAGTTCTTCCATCATCGTTGCTTTCGTACCATGAAGTCGCTGTTCCCTGACGTAACCTACGTGAAGCCCACGCTTGCGCACCACGCGCTCAGCGACGCCGAAGCGCAGGCGATCCATCTGCAGAAGCTGTTCAACTTCATTAACCAGAAGGGGTGATATAACTATGGCAACCCAAATCGTACCGTTCGGCGAAAGCAAGCAACTCCCGGCACACATCGCCAAGTTCGTGGAAGGCGAGTCGAACATCGCGCCGAGGATCAGCGTCCCGCAGTTGTCGTTCCGGGGCAAGGTGTGGCGCACTGTGATCGAGGGCGTCGAGAAGAACCTGATGAACAAGGACGACGAGCCGGTCAGCACCGTGCACGTCGTGGTGCTCGATCACAACAAGGCGCGCTCGCGCAGCTTCTACGAAGGTGCGTACGAAGAAGGCAAGTCGCAAGCCCCGGCCTGCTGGTCGAGCGACGGTGACACGCCCGATGCGTCGGTCAAGGAACCGTGCGCCGAGTCGTGCGCGAAGTGCCCCAACTCCGTGAAGGGGAGTAAGATCACCACAAATGGAAAAGAGACCACGGCGTGTTCGGTATTCAAGCGCATCGCAATCATCCCTCTGTCCGATTTGGGGGAAGAGCACGTACCGCCGCTCCTGCTGCGCCTCGCCCAAACCTCGATGTGGGACAAGAACAACGAAGAGAACGAGGCCAAGGGCTACTATGCTTGGGATCAGTATCTGGACATGCTGCGTTCTCGTGGGGCTACACATACGGGAGTGGTGGCGACCAAGATCAGATTCGATTCGCGTGTTGCGTATCCGAAGCTACTTTTTGCGGCGTCGCGCTGGCTGGCGGATGAAGAACTGGAAATGGTGAAGCCGCTGTTCAAGGACGAGCGCGTCGGCGCGCTGCTGAAAGCACCGGAGACCGCAGTCGCTGCACGCGCGGGTGACAAGACCTCTACCGCCAAGGATGACGACGATGATACTGCGCCGGATGTCGCCACTGTAACGCCGGGTCCCGCCAAGAAGAAGGCAGCAGCTCCTGCCGAAGAGTTCGATGACGACACCCCGCCGCCCCCGGCAGCGAAGAAGAAGGCTGCGCCGGTCGAAGAGGACGAAGAAGCCCCGCCGCCCCCGGCAGCGAAGAAGAAGGTGAAGGCGGCATCTGCCGAGGAAGAGGAAGCCCCGCCCGTCGCCGCGAAGAAGAAGGTGAAGGCGGCATCTGCCGAGGAAGAGGAAGCCCCGCCCGTCGCCGCGAAGAAGAAGGGCAACGGCAAGGCTGGCGCTGGTCTCGGCGATCTCGTGGAAGAGTGGGACGAGTAACACCCACTGATGTGTTGTGAGTCATCACGGGGGGTCTAGGCCCCCCGTTCTTTCAGGAGTGAACCATGCCGAGAGCAATGTCCTTACGGATGCGCGACCATCTTCGTGTCCGTGCGTACCAAGAACCACAACATCTTGGGGCTAGACTTGGTGCGGCCATGCTGAAGTACAATGTGCCCGCACCAGCACTGGCCGAGTATCTGCAGGTGTCCACCGATACGATCTACAGGTGGGCGTACGAGGGGCCTGATGTGCCACAAGCGCGTCGAGCTGAAGTGCGCTTCTTGCTGTCCAGTCTGCGTCATACGTTACGAGACACATCACTTGCGGGGACAGTCGATGTTCGCACTCGTATTTTCCATCAGCTCTTCTCAGATGCGAGGCGCTAATGAGCGTGCGGGATTTTCTCTCGTCGGTGCTGCCCGACGAGGGGTTTCTGATTGTCGCAACTCCACACCCAACAACAAACGGTAAAGGAACGTGGTGGAACAACGTCGCTGTCCGCACCGTAGACGAAGCCCTAGCCCAGTTAACCGCGTGGGTATATGAAGGTCGTGATGTCTACTACGCGCTTTCTAGTTACGAGAAGGATCGAGTTTGGAATCCCAACAAGGTGGTCAAGCGCACAGGCGAGAAAGGCGCTTGGGAGCGTCGTACGCAAGCAAATGTCAAAGCAGTACGGTCGCTGTTCCTCGATCTCGATGTCAAGCCCGGCAAGGCGAACCACTACCAGACGCAAGCTGAAGCCCTTGTGGCGCTCCGCGCTTTTCGTTTGGGTGTTGGACTGCCCAAGCCGACCCTCGTCAGCTCCGGTTTCGGTATCCATGTTTATTGGAAGTTCGTTACGCCGGTTGCGCGTGACGCGTGGCAACCCGTTGCGGACAAGCTGAAGTCGTGCGCCATCGCGTGTGCACTGCTGGCCGACCATGCGGTGACCACCGATGCTGCCCGCGTGCTGCGCCCGCCCGGCTCGTTCAACTTCAAACACCCCCCGGCGCGAGCCGTGGAGCTGAAGGCCGAGGCTGGCCCATACGAGCTGGCCGACCTTGACGCGGCGCTGTCCCTGTACGTTTCTAGTAACAACGTACCAGTAGCTACAGCGAGGACCCGGAAAGCGGTGTCTGCGCCCAGCGCACCTGTGGTGGACGTTGAGGACAACCTTGGAGCCACCAACAACCCTCTGGTACCCGATGTGCTGGTCTACGAGTGCCCTGCCTTCGCCCAGCAAGTCGCCTGCCGGGGGGCTGGAGCGAGCGAGCCGCAGTGGTACCACGCTGTTGGGCTGGCCAAGTTCTGCGATCCCCAGCGCACCGCCCTGCTGGCAGTCAGCGACGGGCACGACGGGTTCAGCGAAGCCGGGCTGGCCGACAAGGTGTTGAACTGGACGCAAGGCCCGCCCGGCTGCGCGAAAATCCAAGCCGTCGATCCCGCCGCCTGTGCTGGGTGCATCCACTGGACGAAGGTCAAGTCTCCCGCTTCGGTTGGGCGCATGGTCACTCAGGCTGTGCCGATCACAGTGGAGACGATCTCACCAGAAGAACAGAAGGACATCCCCGACCCACCCGCCCCCTACGAACGCACCGACTACGGCAGTGAGACGAAGATCACACTGCTCTTCGACGGCAAGCGCGAGATTATCTGCCCATACGATTTCTTCCCAACCAACGTGATGGAGTCCCGCAACGCCGAGGACGAGATCGAAGAGACGAGCATGTGGTCAGTGGTGCTGCCGCGCGAGGAAAAGACGCCGCTGCTGCGCTCGTTCCGGTTACCGCTGGAGCTGCTGGCCGACCCACGCAAGCTGCACGCCAAATTATTGAAGAGTGGGCTGCGCGGTCTGACAGCTCGTCACGCGAAGGCACTGCCATCCTATATGTCCGCATACACAGAACGGTTAGCCCGCAAGATTGACAACAACCAGATGTACGAACGCATGGGCTGGCACGACGACCACAAGCTGTTCGTGCTGCCCAAGATGATCTTCAGCCGCACAGGTGGAGTGCGCAAGCACCTGTCGAACGCCCACCTCAACCTCGTCACGCGCAACGCGATCCACTCAGCAGGTTCACGCGAAGAGTGGATGAAGGCGCAGTACTTCTACGGTGGCGACAACCACGCATTCCGTGCTTTCCATTTCGCTGCGATCATGGCACCGATGTTCCACGTGACCGGCCACAAGGGCATCCTGCTGTCTGCTGCAGGTGACACCGGGCGCGGCAAGACGACGATGCTGGAATCGTGTGCGTCCTTTTGGGGAAACCCGGAGAACATGCTGGTGGGTGGTGGCAAGAACGGCACCACGATCAACGCCATGTACTCGATGCTGGGCAGCACACACTCACTGCCGTTCATATGGGACGACACCACGGAGCGTGACCCCGACGAGATGCGCGACTTCATGCTGCAGATTTCGCAGGGGCGTGGCAAAGAGCGCATGCACGGCAACGAGCACGACGGCAAGGTGGTGACGTGGGAGTGCCCAGTACTATCGTCAACCAATGCGGATGATGTGCATAGGCTCATGGCATCCGGCAAGGACAGCACACCGCACCTGATGCGGATGATGTCAGTGGAGTTCGACACGGTTGACCGCTCCCACGAAGCCAAGATCAGGGCTGACCAGTTCAAGCGCACGATCAGGCAGAACTACGGCCATGCCGGGCCAATCCTGCTGGAGTACTACATCAAGCACTACGACCAGATCACAGCCAAGATCATTTCAGAGATGGAGCGGCTGGACCGTGAAGTAAACTTCCAGAGTGAAGAGCGGTACCTGTCGGCGACGATTGCTTGCATGATGGTGTGTGGCAGGATCGCGCACAAGATCGGCGTCTACCCATTCGACGCGTACAACGATCTCGATTGGTACAAGAGCCATGTGTCGAAGTCGCGTATCACGCAGAAGCTGGCGGTGGCCAGTCCTGCAGCTATCCTCGATGGGTATATTAACGCGCACATCAACAACACACTCATCGTGCATCCGAAGTCAGCATCGAATCTGGACAACGTGTCGGCTGAACCTCGTGGTGGGTTGTACATTCGCAACGAGATCGACACCGGGCTGGTGTACATTGCCCGCGATCACTTCCGCAAGTATTGCTCCGACGTGAAGGCGCACTACGGCAAGATCGAAGCTGACCTTGTGCTGCGCGGCGTTATTACGCGGGCTGATTGCAACAAAGTTTTAGGAGCGGGGACAAAATGGGCGATTGGGCAAACACGATGCTGGGAGATTTCCCTAGCGGAACTGGTGAAGGCGACGGACAAGAACGCAACATGAAGGCGAGCGACCGGCAGGTAGGCGGAAGCCACTACAAGGACAAGGGCGTACAGCCGTGGGATGTGGTAGACACATGGCCGTTCCACGAGCGGGTCGGATTCTATCGCGGCAACGCGCTGAAGTACGTGATGCGTTTACACGACAAGGATTCACAGCGGGTAAACGCCGAGAAGGCGATCCACTACCTTGAGAAGTTGGTAGAGCTGCTACGGTCAACCGAGCCGGTTAAATGTGACGGTGACCATGGCGGGCCGAAGTGCAGCCCCGACTGCTGGAACCAATAAAAAAGCCCCGCGACTCCGAAGAGCGCGGGGCAAGAGCACACCACGTGCAGGGTACGCTTATTGCTCTGCGGTGACAAGTGTACCGGCGAAGGTCGAAAGTCCGGTCATTGCGCCCGAGGCCAAGCTGCCTGCCACGTTGGCGGCGTGAGCAAGTCCATTCGCTGCGGAGATCGCAGCTTCCATCTGACCACGGAACAGGTTCATCTGTTCGCGTGCGTACTCGAAGGTTTGGTTCAGTGAAGCGTTGTACTCCTGAAAGATCAGGTTCGCCTTCGTGCGCCAGTACTCGATCTCGATCTGCGTTTGCGCCACTGCTGCATTAGACTGCGCCGTGTAGGCCGCGATCAGCGCATCGAAGTTCTTGATTTGCGTTTCCACACCCACACTATACGCACGCAGGTTCGACTCATTGGTCATACCGATTGATTTGTTGGTCTCTCCGTACGCACTCACCTGTGCCGAATACGCGTTAACCTGCGCGGCATACCCGCTGACTTGAGCCGAGTAGGCTTGTGCCGCCGATGTGTATGCAGAGAACTTACCCAGCTCACCTTCCACTTCAGCCTTGTAGGCTGACCACTGCGCTTCGTATGCGTTAACCTGTGCGGCATAGGCGCGAACGCGCGATTCGTAGATCGCCACCTGCAGGCGCGAGACTTCCAGCGGGGCCATCGCGGCATCCACCTGATACTTGTACGACTGCGCGAGCGACGAGTTCACGGACGCAACCGCCTGCAGCACGTCCACGGTTGCTTTGTTCACTTCCGTCTTGGCCAGCTCAGCCTTGATCTGTGCCTCGTACACACGCACCTGTGAATCGAGCGCATCAATCTTCGCCTTGTACACCTGCGCGTCCGTGGCGTAGCCATCGTACATCGCCTTGAACACCATCACCTGCAGGTTATACGCACCGAGGTACGTAGCCACAATCTCTTTGGCTGAGCTGATCGACTGCGCGTCGATCTGGATGGCGAGCGAAAGATACTGTGTGATCGTCTCGATGCACTTCTCTTCGAGCTGTTCCCCCAGCTTCAGCATGAACTGGAAGTTCTGCTGCTCCAGCTCCAGATTCTTCACTGCGATGTCGGTGGACGACTTCACCTGCGCATCACCCATCGCCATGCGCGCCTGCCGCAGCGTGGCCAGCATCGCACCCGGCGGCATTGTGAAGCCACGCTTGCCGATGGTGTCGATAGCCGTGTCAACCGCGCGGGAGAACTCCAGATTGTTGCGATCCGAAGCTCGCGCGAAGATCGCGCCCTCGATGTTCGAGGGTATGCCAACTCCACCACCAGTGGTCGTGTTCGTGTACTTGGTAATCGCTCCGTTGATCTGCGTGCGGATAGCGGCGTACTCCGGTACGTACGCAGCAATGAGCGCGTCCGCATTGCCGCGCATGAATGTAGGCAGCATGTTGCGGTGCGCGTTCTGCTCCGTGGTGTACGCGTTGATGATCGTGGTGGCATCGGGTAGCGCCAACGGGCCGGGCTTGACACCATCGAAGATCGGCGTCGTGATGACCGGCGCAGTAGGTATCGTCACTGTCGGATACGGAAGCACCAGCGACGGTAGCGATAGGTATACCGGGACTGTAGGCATCGTCGGCGCGGGAGCAAGCGCCGGTTCCTGCGCATTCAACGTAGGCGTCGTGGTGCCGGGTTTGCCCGGCGCGTTGTATGTCGGCACGCTACCGAAGTTCGGTGTCGGTGCGTTGCCGAAACTGGAATTCGGTATGTCCTTCGTTGGAAGAACAACCGGAGCCTTGTCGATGGAGATCGACTTCGGGAGTTCCGGCAGATCGACATTCCTGTTCGGTTGACCAATGTCAGGCCAGTTGATGATGATCTGCGTCGGGTTATAGTCGAAGATGCCGCTATTCGACAGCGACGAGAACGCCGCTTGAAGCCCCGACTGCGCGAGCTGCGCAAACTCGTCGGCGTACTCCTTGTGTAATTCCAGTATGTCTTGCGGGTCGAGAAGCTGTGACATCAGTTGCTCCTTTGCGTAACGGTGATTTCAGGCTCCAGTGCATCCAACTCGATGTACGCACCAGTGTCGCTCTTGATTCGGAACGCCATGTTGGTAGTGCGGATGCCGTTGCCCAGCTTGCGTCGATGTTTCAAATGGACCGCGCCGCGCTGCTTCGTGTTGTAGTGGTACGCGAACTCTCGGCTGCGGTCGTCAATTAGCACGATCTCGATCTCGCCGTCGATTATACCGTCGAGGTATAGGTAGGGGATGTGCTTGATCCCCGGCCTTCCGACATCACTCAGCCCAGTCTCGAACTGCCACACAATCGGGGTACCGTTATCGTCGTCACCGCCCAGCAGGTACAGCCCGCCTGCGCCGATGGCGTAGGTCTTGTTGCCCACCGTGGCGAACTGGGTGAACGGGAAGTTCGTGATACGGGTGACACCTTCGTTGCGGGTATTGACCGCCCACCCCTCGAAGTCGGTCGTGGACACGAGCTGGATACCCAGTACCTGCAGCATGGGCAGGCTTACCCTGCCGCTGCCGTACGGCCCGGCTACCAGCGCCGGGAGAATGATCGCCCCGGCCCCCGGATAACTGAATACAGAGATCGTACCAGTAGTGGTTGGGAGCGGTAGGGTGGCGGCTAGGCTACCTCGCTCAGCCGTGGAGACCGATCCTGCCACAACGAGCTGGGGAAGCAGGGCTGCGCCTATGCTGCCAGTGGTCATCGAGACGACTAGCTGGGGCAGGGTCAGGGCGGCGTTAGCGTTGGCCCCCGCGATCCCGGCGGCGCTGACCGTCAGCATGGGCAGTACGACAGCTCCATCCCACCAGCCGGGTAGCGTCATGGTCCCGGCGAAGGTCAGCATCGGCAAGGAGACGGCTGCGTTCGCCCCGAAGTTCGCTACCACCTGCAGTTGCGGCAACGACCTGTTCAGGGAGAACGTATCCCCCGTCCGCATGGCCACAGCAACCGTGACCATGGGCAATACGACCGCGCCGTTACTGTGGTAGTACACCGACCCGCTCGCGCCCAGCGCGGGTAGCAGGATCGTCTCGCGCGGTGTGGTGCCGTACTTCTTGCCACCTGCGCCGAGTGCGTCGAGTGGAAGGAGAACCAGGTTTGCGGATGCGGGCATAGTTAGCCTCGTGGGATTATCTTAATGCCGACAACACTAGGGGGTTGGCGAAGCGGTAGAAGTAGTTGTGGCTGCTGTTCACAACGTAGGGGGGTTGGAAGGCTTGGCCGGGGTCTGGTTGCCACCGTTCGTTACCTAGATTGACCCCCACCATGCCGCATATCTTGGGGATGGTGATGTTGTAGTACGCACCGCCACTGACACCCGGTTCCTCAAAACGCCAGATGCCGCCGTTCAGGTTCATCGTCAACAGCAGCCACTTCACGCCGATGTATGGGCCTGACGGAATCTCGTATTCTTCTTTTGTGAATGTCGCCCTGAGATCGGTCGTCAGCATTGGATCGATGCCTTTGTTCTCCAGCTTCTTGTTGTTCATCCCCGCCTGAACCGCCTTGTTGTACAGATCGAAGAAGGAGTGCTTCTTCGTCGCCGTACCCAACGGAGTGCGCAGCTCGAAGTGCACACGGTCGAAGATGACGTGCTCCAGCGCCGAAGCATCAAAGACAGAAAGGCAGTCTGCACCGAAGAAAGTCCCGCCCACGGTCTCGCCGATGGGTTGCCCATTTGGGTTGTATATCCACGAGTCGTTGTAGAACGCGTAGGTGCCGTTGGGGTGCGCGTAAAACACCATCCGTGGGTCGATGTACATGTTACTGCACAGCGCGCTCTGGTAGCAGTTCCACCCCCACTTAGGATTGGTGAGGTACATCATATGGATGTCGTCCCCCAACTCCTGACCCCACAACCCGAAGATCGTGTCGCGCGTGATACTGTAGTTCGCACCCGGCGCGGTGTAGGTCTTGTAGCCAACCGAGTTCCCCCACACGTCACGCACATTCGCAATGTCCGAGTTCCCCCACCCATCGTCCGCATTAGCCAGCGGGGAATACACCCACGTGCCCGACAACGTGGCTTTGTACTCGTAACCCGACAACAACGAGAACGAGTCCACCAGACGGAGCTGGGTATCGAGCGGCAGTGTGTCGGGGAACAGATACTCCTTGATCGTCAGGCTGTGCACGATGCACGCGGCGAAGGAGAAGTCTGCCATCTTCAGCGTGATGGTCCCCCCGCCGGGGTACGATATTTTAGACGGGAACACTGCGGTGCGATCCGTCTTGAGTTCCTGCACCAGTACGACGAACGACAGCGTGGTCATATCGACTGCCAGCATAGGCATCGCACGCCACGTCTGTATCGCAGCTTCCGTATCAAGACGACGCAGCACGAGGATGTCGGTGATCTTGTTGTAGTACGGCGCAGCGCCTTTGTTCCCCCACCGCTCGATGTCGAACGATACGAGTGTGTCCTTGGCTACCTTAACCGCCTTGGTAACGGGGTCGAGGATGTCTTGCCATGGATACCCCACCACCATGGGGCAGTACACACTGGTGGTCGGCCTGCGCTTCTCGGTTATATTAACCGTCGCAGTATAGTTCTCAAGGTTGTCCCCAGTCAGCACGATGTCGATGCTGGCTTCAAGCACGCCGGGGGCCACAAGATACCGCTGTGTGCTGTAGGTTGGTTGTATCGCGTCAGCTCCGATACGCCCGATGACCCCCATGACATCACGCACAGAATCGAACTGCGCCTGTGTAAGCGGGTTCGCGCCTTGGTTCACACCATAGTAGGTTGAGTCGAACGCTATCGCTTCGCGCTCATACACAATGACTGCTGCCTTCGTACCGACCGAATTGAATCTCCAGTCAAGCTCCGGGTTGTCGATCAGCGATTTCTGAAGCGTGTCGGTATCGACGTTCGCTGTGGGGAACGTAACGATCTGCCGCGTCGTTGCTTGATACACCCACCCCGGAAACGAAGGGGTAATGCGTTGCACGTACAGCTCGTCAACATCCTGTGCAGCTACATCCAGCGGGTCCTGTGCTTTGATCGCAGCCGTGGGGAATATCCTGAACACACCGAAGCTATCGACACTGACGGCAAACTCACGAGTGCCGTGGGTAGTGCTCGTAACCGTCTGGATTGAGCTGTTGCGTGGGAAGTCGTCCGTAGTACCCTTCAAGTCAACCCACCGCACCGGGTCCAACGCAGTGTTATCCGCCCACGGCATGTCCCAGCTAATGTCTCGTACACCGTGCTGCGACGTTGGTCCGGGGTTCGGCAGCGGGTACACAGGGCCGAGCGCGGTGGTAAGCGGGTTCTCCCCCACCTGCGTATCCCGGTAGTGCACGCCGTTGTGGCTATGAGCAGGACAGTACGACTCCAACACCGTGCGCGGGAACCGCCAGCGACTGAAAACCTTTTTGCCGTATGGGTACAGAACACTCTCGGTAATCAACTCTGTCTGCTGCGGTCGATTGACGGCAGAAAAATTCTCGCCAGCTTCTTGCCGTCTCCATTCAACAATGCGCGAAGTGGTGCCGATCTGGTTGTTCTGTCCTTTCACTGCTACCCGCACTACACAGGCTAGGTAGAGTTGCAAGTCAAACCCGCGATCCGTCATCGTCCCATTCTTGATCGGCTTGGCGGAAGTGACGAACTCGAAGTCGAAGTTGTCAACTGGCGATATATCGATGTGGATGTTGCGCCCGAAAATACGGATCGACACTTCAACGATGTCGATGGTGTAGTGGTGGTACCACGTACGGAACCCCTTCAGGAATTCAGCACGAGCCGTGGCCTTGGCCTTCGGTACGTACACACCGAGTGTGGCATCAGACAGCGTGACGTAGTACCTGATCTTGCGCTGGCTGGTGCTGGTCTCCGTGCCGAGCGACCACGTGTCGGTGCGGTCTTTCTGATTCCAGTACTCGACCTTCTGCCGCTCGTTCAGGTTGACGAAACCTTCGCGGTTGTACTGCGACTTCGCGCGACCGGCAGCATCCGCCTGCACCTTGCGCAGCGCGTCTAGCCGTCGTTTGTTATCGTCGTCGTAGCTCATGTGAAAAGGGCCGGGTCAGACCCGGCCCCCTTTGCCTTTCATCAACCGCTTCGGTTTAGACCGGGGTTTCGCCGGGCGGAACTTCAGCCGCAGGCTCCACGACCACGGGCGGCTCCAGCGGAGTCTCCGGGGTGATGTCGGCAGCAGTACCCGCAGCCAGCAGCTTCTCGGTCAACGCGTCCAGCCGCTTCGATACCGCTGCCACTCGCGCCGGATCGTTCACCGACATGGCGTTGTTCAGCGCCAAGGCGATTTCCGACAGTTCGGTTGCGATCCCCGTGACCAGATTCTCCAGCCGGGTAACTTGTCCTTCCACCGTACCAAGTGCGTCAGTCATGTTGCGTACTCCCGTAATTATGTTGGAAAGCACTCGATCAAAACGCGCGAACTTATCATCGTGATCGTCGTGGTGGTGCACATGGATATGGAGTTCCATGCTAGAACGACGGCAGCGTAATTGCGAACGTGTCAATCGGATAGGTTGTGGTGTTGACCAACGCAACCACCGTCATGTTCAAGTCCGCGCCAGCCTGCGCAACCGAACCTTGCAAGCGCGCTTCTGTCGTGCTCAACGCGCCCGTGTCCCCCGCCGCCACCAACCGGAAGTAGTTGGCCGTCAACGAGGCACTTGCCACACCGCTCCACGTCTCCGACGCCTTCTTCGGCAACGCGCCAGATGCTGCCGCAGTCTCGAACGTAAGGCCAGTGCCGGTACTGTTGTTGGAGATCGTAAGAATCAGCGTACCAGCCGTGGCGTCATCCGCCGAGGCTGGGGCTGTGCCATTGTAAATCTTGATGAAGCCGAGATTGAAGATCGTCTTGAGCGGATTGGTATCCAGCAGCTTGTTCCGCAACCCCGTACTGGCTTTGATGGCCATGAGACCACCTCCTTACGCTGCAGGCATCGTGATCGTGAACGTGTCGCAGGTGTTCACCTGACCTATGCTGATGTTCAAGTTGGTCAGATTCAGGTCAGCACCACTCGACCCAATGGCCCCATCGACGCGCGCCTTCGTAGACTGCGTTGCGGACGGTGTGTCCGTGGCTTCCCACAAGCGGAACCAGCCTGCGATCCCGGCGGCAAGGCCGGTGAAGCGCCACGTCTCGGCTACGGCCTTCGAGATCACACCCGCGACCGAAGCGTCGAATGTGATGCCCGTGCCGCCGCCGTTCACGGAGACCGTGCCCAGCAGCGTGCCGGTCGCGCCAGTATCGGCAGTCGCGGGTTGCGATCCGGTGTAGATGTTCATGAAGCCGAGATTGAACGCGCCCTTGATGCCGCCGGTAGTACCGCCATCGAGCAGCTTGTTGCGGGCGGTGGTGGAGAGACGAATGGTCATGATTAGGTCCTTTCCGTTCTTGCGTTGAATGCTTCGCCACCACCTTGGGTGACCGTGATGAACTGTTGCTTACCGCCCATGTAAATCATCTTGGATGCGACCCGCAAGCCGGGGGGCATGCTGATGTTCTCTTCCGATAGGTTCTTGAACGGCATTGCCTTGCAAATGCCACGCTGGGTCCAGAAGTACGCCACGCTCTCGGCATCCACGTCACACGGTGTGCCGGGGATGATGCCGTAGCTCACAAGTAGGTTCAGTTCGCCGTTGTCCTTGTACTGGTAAATCTTCTGCGATGTCCCGAAGATCATTCCCTCGTTACACCACACCAGCACGCCGACCTTGCCCGGCACCAGAACGAAATCCTCCGCTTGGTTGAAGAGATGGAATGCCAACGGCTCGCTCAGCCAGATGATCGACATGTCCACTTGTGGGACGTACTCAGCCGCGAAGCATCGACCTTGGAAGAAGTCGAACATGTAAACCCCCGTGGGCAAGCTCGTCATGCCCCACGTGGTCAGCTCGCGTCCAGCGGCAAACGGGTTGAAGGTGATCGTGGTGGCCGTCGTGCTCGCCACCAGCCGAAACACAGCGCCATCCGGTTCCGTCACATAGACATTGGTGTGATCGTACGCAGCCGGTACCTGCACGCGGAACAGGTTCGTCGTCGGCGATGCGCTCAGCTCAGTGAAATCCGAAGGCGCAGTTTCACGGCCATCAGCGGTAACGTACGTCGCGCACACCCGCCACTTCGCGGAAACATATGTCTGCCCAACATTGAACGTAGTAGGAAGCAGTGTCCCCGCATCAAGCGCGCTAAACGCCGTGATCGCAGGAACCTCAAGCCGCCACGGCAGGTGCGTGTCGCCACGTACGATCCCCGCTTCGGCTCCATTGGCGTAATACCCGTCGCCATTGATCTCTCCCCAACCGTATTCCGTTCCGGTTAACCCCGACGCGAGCGTGCGCGCATCCGTGGGGGACGCGAGGTGCTGGAGTGTCCCAGCATCGACCACATAGAGGTTATCGCCGACACCGTACGCCGATTGAATCGTTCCGGCGCGGTAGAGGGAGTACCCGTCTCGACGGGTGACTTTCTTGCTGTCTGAGATAAAGACGTTATCGGCTAGGTGCAGCGCCTTCAGACCAATGTCCTTGCGCGACTGCGTGTTAACCAATCCGGCAAACTCTGAGAACTTGCCGCCACCGTCTTTATCATCAGGAGTGATCCTTGGCTCGCGCCACGGTCGGCTCATGATGTCCTCTTGGGTTATGGGGCGCACTCTACCCC